GTTCTTTATACCTATATATAGAAACCCAACAGTAATAAAAAATGTATTATCAAAACAGGAATGCGATCATATCAGGAAAATAGCAGAACCTAATCTAGAACCTTCAACAATTGGGGGAGATTATGAAATAAATAATTCAGAGCGTAAAAGTGAAACTGCGTGGATAAGAGCATCAGAGGATCCCGTCGTTGATAAACTTATACGTAAATGTCAATCCATGATAGATAGACCTTTAGAAAACTTTGAAGATTTACAGGTTCTTAGATATAAACCAGGTGGATTTTATAAACCTCATCAGGATACATTTTCATTCGATAAAAATAGACGTATGTATACATTTATAATAGCCTTAAATGATGATTATGAAGGAGGTGAGACTGTATTTCCAGTTATAAATAAAGAATACCGATTAGAAAAAGGTGATGCATTATTTTTTAATACATTGAATAATTATGAAGGTATGACGGAAAAAGCTCTACATGGTGGTGCACCAGTTAGTTCCGGTGAAAAATGGGTATGTAATTTATGGGTACATAAACATATATACACCGGACCCGCAAAACCAGAAAAATAAAATATTAGTTTATACAAATGGTTAATAACAATACAGATAGAAATCGAAAAAATTTAACAAATTATATAAATTCTAAAAATAAAATTTGTAATGGTCTCAATAAAAAACAGTTTATTAGCCAATTGGGTAATAAAACAATGGACGAAATCAGGCAAAATGTAAACAAAGAATTTAGAAAACAACAACTCAGGTTTTTAGGTCGGGGTTGTGGTAATGGTATAAATCTTCGAAAGTCCCAAGGAGGGAAAAAAAGTTTTTTTAGTAAATTTAAAAAATCAAAATCTTAAACTACATTTTGATCAATACGCAATCTTAATTGTTCAGTAAAATATTCATGTCTATCTAACATTAATGTTATAAATGTAAACACATTTATAACACTATACATGAAATAGTATCCCATAAATTCATATATTTTTTCGGAAGCTGTAAAACTAAAAGATATAACCAAATAAAACGTATGCACCTTTATAAAATTTTCATTATTTTCAGAAATATAAAGACATTCTATAAACGACAAAATTATATCTAAAATTGTTATATAATCCTGTATTAACAACATGTTGTAGGATAGTGTTAATATAAACATATTAATATGAAAAAACTTATATACATTACGTATTTTGACATTCCTTATATTAATATCCATTGTTTGAATTCTATTCTGTTCCTGTACAGGTTCAGGATCGGGTAAAGGTGGAGGTCTTTGAACTGTATCATCTATACCCAATACAGGTACATCACCCGGGTTTATAACAACGTTATAATATTCGTTTGTCGTCGTCATCTCCTCTTCTTTTATTGAATAATATTTTTAAACCAATTTTTGTAATAATGGTATATTTCACTAATTTAATAATAGTACGAAAACACTTTTGTCGGCGTTCACGCGCACTAATTTTCCTTATTTTATTTAAATTATCGCACATCTCTATATAATCACCGTCGCACATTTTATGTTTATTATCGTCAATTATAGCTAAAAGACGTCTAAGATATTTATCCATATAATATACTATATATTAAAATATTATTATATATAAATGATAAATAATAACACTGATATAAATCGTAAAAATTTAGAAAATTACATAAAGTCTAAAAATAAAATATGTAATGGTTTAGACAAAAAATCGTTCATGAACCAACTTGGTAAAAAACCAGTAAGTGAAATAAGAGAGGATATTGATAAGGAATTTCGAAAACAACAACTTCGCTTTTTAGGTCGAGGGTGTGGAAACGGTATTAATCTTCGAAAGTCCCAAGGCGGGAAAAAAAGTTTTTTTAGTAAATTTAAACGAGTAAAGGCTTAATTTAAGACGACAAAAAGGTTCCATTTTCGTCGATGACGAGTTCGCCGCGTTCGGCTAACATTTTTCGGTGTAACATGTGGTGTTCCTTAACATCGTTCTTATTCTGACCGATATACGGAACGGCGTAGCCGTTTTCGCACATCCACTTGTTTACGTTCGTCCAGTTATTATCTTCCAAAACCCACAATTCACCGAGCGCGCGTCCGTACTTACCGACCGAGTCGCGTTCGGGACATCTCAATTCGATCTCACAATCGTCCTTATCAGATTCGACCGCTTTTGTGACCCATTTAAGAATCTGTTTCTTGGCGTGTTTCCCATAAATCTTTTCAGTCTTATCGGACGTTCGCGATTCCTCGGTATCAATACCAAGCAATCTTACGCGTTGGCGAATGAGTACGTCGAACCCCAAATCGATAAGAACGTCGACGGTATCACCATCGACGACTTTCGAACACGAGTCGATTTTGTATCTGAATTCACACGGGGATTGATTGTACGTTTCTGTCATTTTATATAGAGTTTATGTGTTTATTCTTTAATTATAAATCAAATTCCTTCTTAGTCCCACCATCATACTCATTCACAAATCCTGTATCTATCATTTTTTTATTAATCGAAACCATATCCCTCTTATTTTTGTATACGAAAACAAGTGTTCGACCATACTTATCGTTTTTCTTACATGAAATCCATACCCATCCATTTACCCTAAATCTACACATGAACGGATTCCAAATAGTATGTTTTGCACGATCGTCGAACCCTAAAAATTGCATGAATGTATATTTAGCGCGTTTCGCCATGGCGATATGTTTATCTCTATTTTTCATATCTTTCGGGGGTTTCATTTCGGGTGAGTCGTACCCTACAGTTCGGAAAGTAAATTTTAAAATACGATTATGAAGTATAATACACGCCTTAAACGTATCACCGTCGTAGACATCAGTTACTTTAGCGTACCCCTGGTACTTATCAAGGCTAAAAACGGGGATGGAAACATCAGTTTTTGATAATTTACGTTTTGTAAAACAATACATTACAATACAATACAATTTTCTAATTCTTTTAAGTTCAATCTATTTTCTAAATTGCTTATCACGAGATAAGACTTCAATTTCAAGAGGTTGAATCCATTTGTTCATACCAATAGCTTCATAACAAAAGTTTTTCCTATATGAACACGAAAACTCACCTGTATTTTTCCTCCAATTTATTCGTTTAGCAAGTGATTTCAATCTTTTCATACTGACATCCCCCTGAAAAATTAAGTTCGTGCCACCAAGTACATTTTCTTCCTCGCTCACAACTTGGAATATACTTGTATATTCATTAACATTCAAGTCTTCGTTATCAATTTCAATACAATTGAAATTGATTTTTACGAGCGTTGCCCCTTCCAAATTAATAGGTTCGTACGGATCGTTCTTATTGAGAAGAGTACAAAACTCAATATATTCTTGGTGAGTTAGTTTCGACTTAATATTATCAACGAGTTCCATAACCTTTCTTCGCATTTGAATATCCATATTTCTCTGGTATATTATGTATGATTTACATCTTTAATTTACATATTCTGCAATTTTAATTAAATTTTCACCTAATATCTTGTGAAACTTTGTAAACTGTAACAGTTTAAGTTTGAGTAATTTTTCAGCTGCATTTAAATCTTCTATGTATTTCTCCGCTACAGCATTCCATGCATTAATATATTTACGACACTCATCTTTCAAGATATACGACTTTCCCGTTACTATATTAATTTTTTCGATTGTGGGTATATCACTTTCATCGTAATGTATATTATTTCCTTTACACAATGTAATTATAGTTTCATTTTCAATACGGTTTGTTATTCGTTTAAGAGGATATCGAGACATTTCCTTTTTTTCCGTTTTTAATTTTTTAGCTATAATTAAACACTCTTCTGCACTATTCTCGTGTAAAAAGTTTAAAGCCGCGTAAAAAGGTTCTTCACCAGGAATACGAAATTGTGTTCCAAGTATGCTATCATAAAGATTTTCTATAGGAAGAATGACACAATCTTCCATATCAGATTCATCTTGATATATGTCTTTTAAGGATTTACATATATCAAGATAATCATTTTCCGGAAACGATTTTGAATTTCTATCAACGATAGATAATATAGATTGAAGTTTTTCTTTATTCATTCTATTTTTTATATTTTATTAAAATTCTAATAACTAAGGTGTGTTATTTCAACCAAGACTGTTATGACACTCCCAACAAAGTGTTGCGACAGGGTAGTGTTTATGTAATTCTATAAATTTTCTAAGAATCAGGTGTGTTTTGTATCCTTCTTCAGTTCGTGATTCCGATACAGCCATTTTTAAAATTTCGGGTCTAGATTTGATAGTATGTGCATGTGTTAAAATACATTTTTTACCTCCACTTTGTATTTCATTTTTCTTAGCACCACACCCCAAACACGAGGGTGCACATCTAAAAAAGTTTTTTACTAGATTAGCGGCATTCGCTTTTGAGTAGTGTATTATATTTTCTTCCGGTGTATCAATTGGAAGTGTAATACTATATTTCTCACTCATATTTTGAATTCTTGTTTTTTGTAATTTACCATCTATAAAGTTAGATACATCTTTTTTCAATTTTCTAAACATACCAGAATTTGTATCGTGTAGATTTTTAATATTATCATTTATGTACATATCGGATACAAGTTCACATAAATCATCCATTATTTCATCGTTATTTTCTTTATTAATTTTCAAACATTTCGTTTTTTCATCGCGCTCAAATTTATCACCCGTTGTTAAAAATCTATACACTTCAATCATGGATCGGAACCGTTTACCTTCAGGTGAGAAGTAATAATTATCAGTCATACCCACAGATTTACCCGATTTTCGAGTTTCTATTTTAACATACCATTCATCGTTTATTTCTTGTCCTCTATCTTTTAGATATTTTTTAAGAACAGCAAGAGCTGTCATAATATATTATAAATTCCTTAAATTTTTAAGTATAATACAGACCAGCATTTATAATAATAATATTTTTATACTATATACAAATATCATGGATAAAAAAATAGTG